CTGATCGGGTTGATGGGCGAGCAGTCCGCGTTGATGCTGTAGTTGCCGAGGTTGCCGACGTTTTCCCCGATCACGTCGAACGTGCTGGAACTGGTGAAGCGAAGCGCCCAGCGCTGGGTGATGGCCCCGGCATTCGTGACCTCGACCGGTGCCACGGTGTCGTTGTAAGAGGCTGTCGCAGCGGACCCTACGATGTAGTCCGCCCAGGTCACGCCGTCCCAGGTCTCTTGGTCCCATAGGCCGCTCACGCGAGCCTTGAGGTTGCCAGCTACGAGCGCACCAGAGACGTAGCTTCCCGGCACCGGGAAATCATGCGACAGCGCCCGCGAGAGCGACAGCGTGCCGTTGATCTGCACATCGCGCACACGCACCATGTCCTCGACGCGGTGTTCAATGGTCACAGGCTGGCTGTAGCCAGACACGTCGGTGAACGTGACGGTGCCCGCATCGAGATCGGTCGTGTATCCGGTGTTGATGACAAGGCCGTTGTTCCCCACCACCCGCAGCCGCGAGAGCCTGGTGCGCGCGCAGTTGATGGTCTGCCCGTTGCTGACCGTGACCGGCCCGACCCGCCCGGTATTGCCGACCACCACATAGCCGCCCACCCGGAACATCGGCACCCGCCCATCCTGCGGCAGCCGAACCGGGTCGAGGCCGAGGATGCTGGCATCAATCGGCAGGTAGCTGTAGGCCACGCAGGCGAATCGGAAGGTGTCCACAAGCACCATGCGGGGCTTCCAGATTTTGTCGACCCCGCCAACGGTATACACGGCCTCCGGAACGAACCATTCCTCAGCCTGAATCGCGGGCGTGACGGTCAGTTCCTGGCCGAACAGCAAGCGCACCGTTCCGGTCTGGTAGTCCACCTTGCCACTGACAGAGCCGGAGACGATGTTGCCGCTAGCGTCCGCCGTGATCGTGGTGAGCGTGGCGCTGCCCGCGAACTGGAACTGCATCGTCAGCGAACCAGGGCGCAGCGGGGCCATCGGCGTGCGGAAGGTGATCTCATTGCACGGCGTCATGCCCAGCGTGGTCAGCATCGCCAGGATGCCGAAGCTGTTGGCCTGTCCTGCGAGCCATTGCGTGAGCGTGACGCGCCCGGTGGCGTAGCTGACGGAGCCCCACTGCGTGCCTGAGCCGTTGGCCGGGTCGATATCCACATCGAGTCGCCCTTCGCGCTCCGTCAGCAGCTTCGGGCCGAATTGCAGCAGCAAGCTGCCGGGAACAAGCTGTTCGTCATAGCCTCGCGTGACGTCGATGTATGGCGTCCATGTCTGCGTCTCAGATGCTGCGTTGCCAGCCGATGCGGTGCGGTAGCGCACCTTGACGTAGCCGGACTCGTCTGACGGGTAGACGGCGGGGCATGGAGCGTATCGGAAGCCGTCAAGGTGTTGATGGATGGTGTTTATCAATATGGTTCCGGTCCAAGCAAATTCAGGCTTGGTTCCAAGCACCGTCTTTGCATAGTTCGGAATCGGTAGATTGACCGTCAGGTCAGGATTCCATTCGAGCGTTCCAGCCGAGTAGTTGACAGTCGACCCAGTAATGCCTTGCAGCGCGCCGGAGCCGGTGTCGCGCACGATCTTTGTTGGGTCTCTCCAGTACGGTGACGGGTTAGGAATAAAGTCCACCGACGTGTAAACATAGTCGTTATTGACCGCGTTCACATCGATCAGCAGATTCCACTCAACCTCCATCGTGTTCGGCAGCACGTTCGGGTTGGCGAGCGTGATCTCAAGATGCCCGCTGGCGTTGCGGATCGGATGCGCGAACGTTTCCTCAATCTTTGGCCCCCACTGGTAGCTGATATTGAGCGTCGCGCTGGCAGGCGGCATGTTGTTGGGTACGAACACCACCTTTCCAGAGGTGTAGCTCACGGTGCCGGTGGCGTCTCCGGACAGTTGTCCCGCGCTGTTGTCGGTTGCGGTTTTGGTCGCCGCTCCGTCCGTCCAGGTGATCGTGAGCGTGCCGGGGGCAACGCCGCCGTTGGCAAGGTCAAACGCCATCTCGGCCTGGACAGTGCCGCCAGCGCGCTGGGTCTGCGTGGTTTTCGTGCCCCAGGTCAGCATCACGGTCGAACCAACATCGGGCAGCGCGCCGAGCGTCGCCGACACGGAGCCGGTCACGAAGTTGAGCGTGCCGGAGCCGAATGAAGCGTCGATTCCCTTGATCTTGCCGGAACCGTCCTCGCGCAGCACATACCATCGGCCTTGAGCCATATAGCTCACGCTGAGCGTCTGCGGCGAAGGCACCGGGTTCAGGATGAACACGAAGGTTCCGGCGCGGGTATCTGCGGTCACCTCGAACCCAGCGGTCTGAATGTTCAGGGCCGGGAAGGCGGCGGGCTTATAGGTCGCGGTGTGCGATGCGCCAAGGTCGGTGATTGCGGTGAGGATGCCGTTTGCGTAGTCGATCGAGCCGACCTCGGTCGTACCCGCATACAGCCGCCCCGCCGCGTCGGTGATGGTGTTGCTGCCGGATGCTATGGAGAGGCTCCCGGGCATCACGCCGCCGCCGAGATAGATTGCGTGCGTCGCGTCCCATGCGGTGCTGATGGCGCGCGTGATGCTGCCGCCTGCGGCCACGCCGGCCACCGTGTCGCCGTTCGGTTTCACATCGGTGATCGGAACCTCTGTCTGCGAGCTCGGCACCAGTTGGGTGAAGATGCTAGCGCAGGTCACGGTCGCGTCACCGATGTGCGCTACCGCCGTGAGAGGCGATGCGCCCACATAGCTCCCGGCGTCTGCTACGGTGGTGTCGCGGATCAGAGTGGCATTCGCCGCCCGCTGGAAGTACTTCGACGGAGGCGACCCGGTGAAGTCCGTGCGCAGCGCGTCGGAGATGTCACAGGTGACAACGGCTGCGCGGTACTCTTTGCCGTCATCTCCGACGAAGGTGCGCTCCACTGATGACACGCGGGTGACGCGCACATATTGCTTGCGCTCGGATGGCTGGCCTTCGTCCTGCACCAGCACGAGCGTTTGACCGATGTTTGGCGTTGGATCGCCGGGGCGCTGAAAGATTTGGATACTGCGCTGACCCGCAACATGGTTTTCCAGCAGGTAGCCGCCCCACACAGGCCCAGCGATCAGGTAGTTTTCGATCGCCTGCGCAATGTCGGTGCGCCGTGCGAATGGCGCGCATGGCGTGAGCGTCACGGAGACGTTCGGGTCGTTCGGCGGCTCTGCCACTATGATGTTCGCGCCCATGAACTGGTCAACGTTGGCCGTGCGCACCGCCGCGTGAAGCTGCCGGATAGAGACCGCCCCGCCCGCACGGTCAAGCTCGGTCACGTCGGCGAAGATGGCGTTGCTCGCTCCGTCGGCAATCACGGTGCCAGACGGGCCGCCGCCGCCTTCTGGCACGTCGTCCATGACCTTGCTGGCCAGCAGCTTGATATCGCCTTCAAGAATGGTCATGCAGGAATCTCCAGGAATTTCAAAGTCACTCGATACCAGTCATCCGGGCCGGTTGCCGGAAGGCCAAGCACCGGCTCGGCTTCAAGCCCGCGCTCGTCATGCCTGAAGGCCACGGTGAAGCTGCGTGCGTCTGCGAAGGTGAGCAGGAATCGCCCGCTGGTCACCGTGATTGGCTCTGACGCCCAAGCGCGCAGCGTGTCCACATCCGAGCGGAGCAGCCAGGCCATGTCGGCATCGGCCTGCAAGGTGATTTGCCGCCCTGCCTGCTTCGCTGCGGACTGGATCAGCAGCGCGCCGTTGAGAAGGTATGTGGTGCTGCTGACCGCAGCGGGCCAGGTGTGTTCGTCACGCCACAGCAGCGAGTCTGGAAGCGTGACGATCGCATTGGAGGCGAGGTTCTTCAGGATCATGGTCAACGTGAAGATCGGAGAGACGCCGTGCGCAGCGCCTCAACAACCGCGCGTGCATCGGACTCGCTCGCGGTGTTGATGACGGACTGAGAGGCCCCCAGGCCATCAATGCGCACCTGGTGCACGGTGGCGACGCGGGTTTGCTGTGGCTCAGAAGATTGCGCAGTTGTTGTCGATTCGGCTTGCGTTTTTGCCGGAGCGCCTGGAGCTTTTTCAGCTAGAAAGTCAGTCATGCGCTGCACCTGAACCTGCTGCTGCTGAATCGAGCGCATGAAGTCTGTGCTAAGCAGCGCAGGCGATGCGTCGCGCGTGAGCTGTAGGTTCTGGTCGTTGGCGGCCTTGACCGCCTCCACGGCGGCGCGATCAGCCTCGGACAGCGTGCCAGAGTCGAGCTTGTTCACCAGCTTATAGATCAGCGTGTTGTCAACTGCGTTCTGTCCTTCGAGTTTTTTCCTGCGCTGCTCTTGCTCGTCAAGCGCCTGATTTGCTTCGCGCGTCGCTTGAGTCAGCTTGTTCATCCCATCCGCAGCCTGCGTCCCGGCGCGCTCGCCAGCAGGGCCGATCTTGTTCAACGCGTCCTCCACCCCCTCAGCCGCCGCTTTGGCTTGGATTTCCGAACTCACCACTCCGCCATTCGCCTGCACGAGAGCGTCAACCATCTTGCGCGCGGCCTCGGACTTCCTGGCCTGCCACGCCTCGTAGCTCTCGCCTTCCTGCTGCCCGGCTTGCTTGATGACCTGATAGGCTTCCTGCGCATGCTTGGCGGTCGCGCTCAGTTCCTCCCGGCTCTTGAGACCGAGCGTTTTCATGGCCTCTGCCACGCTGTTGATGCCGGGCGTCACGCCGTCAAGGGCCGCCTTGAGCTCCCTGGCTTTCTGCGCCGCCTGGTCGAGCAGGCCGTCCGCGAGCTTGTTGCCGAGTGCGCCGCGCACGGATTCGATGCGGGCGCGCAGCGCATCAAGCGCGGCCTGGCCGTCTGCGGTGTCGATGGCTTTCTTGAACGCGAAGCTCAGCGCCGCAGACACATCCGCGCCTTGCGCCTTTAGGCGGCCCAGGTTGTCGATGATGAGGTCAACCCCCTGCACCGTTTGCTGAGCGGCCTTGCCCATGCCGCCAGAAATCACATCGAAGTCGCCACCGGCGCGGCGGATGGCTTCGCGCAGACCGGCATCGATGGCCTGCTGCGAGAGTTTCGCGCCCTCGCTAGTCGCATCGAATGCGGTACGTGCGCGCACGGCGAACTCTGCGAGGTCAACGTCTTTGAGAGCTACTTTCCAGGATTCGCGGAATTGCTCGGCGCTGATCTTGCCCTGATCGAGCAATTGCTGAAGCGCCTTGGTGCTGTTGGCAAGCCGCCCGTTGCTGGTAAAGTCCAGGCCCTGCTGTACTTTCTTGAGCGCATCGGCTACCGACTCACCAGACTCGCGCGCGCGGTCGAAGGACTTCACCAGGTCACGGGTTGCGCCCTCGGCCATGACGGCTGCCTTGGCCGCTTCCTCTGCCGCCTTCTTTTGCTCTTCGGTCTGCCGCTTGGCACCGGTGTTGGGCTTTTCTGCGAGCATGGCAGCGACGGCCCGGTCTCCTGCTTCGGCGGCTGACTTGGCCCGGAAGAACTCGCCCACCAGCTCGGCAACTCCGATTGCCAGGCCAACGCCAGACACCATGCGCAGCGTGCGCAGGATGGCGGTGAGAACCGTAGCCTGCGTGGCTGCGGTCGCCATGCCTGCCGCGGCAACCTGCGTCTCAGCCGCTGTTGCGGTCATGGCCGCCGCTGCTCCGGTCGCCGCCCCGCGCAGGCCCACCATCGTCGCCGTCGCCTCATAGATCGTGCTGGCGATGCTCACGGCTTTGAGAGCCGCTGCAACCTCGACGATCTTGAGCATCACGGGGCCGAACGCCACCGCAGCTTTCATGGCGCTCTCGACGCCCGTGGCGATCTGCACGAAGGTGTCTGCGATGGCCCTGGCCTTGGCCTGTAGCGCGCCAGACTGCTTCAGTCGGTCGAACTCGGCCAGCAGTTCCTGAACCTTCGCTGTCAGGAAGTCCAGCACGCCAGAGCGCGACACCATGTCGAAGAACTCTGCGAGCGCATCCTTGGCGTTGCTGACTGCACCGGCATAGGTGCGCATCAGTTTGTCGGATGCGCCCGCGTTCATGCGGCCAAGCTCATCGATCAGCTTGGAGATGACATCGCGGCCCAGCAGGCCGGCCTCGCTCATCTTTTGAAGCTCGGGCACGCTGCGCCCGGTGGCATTCGCCAGCGCGTCCCACACCGGAACGCCCGCCTCTGCGAGTTGCAGGATTTCTTGGCCCTCCAGCTTGGTCTTTGTCCATGCTTGGCCGAGCGCGAGCGTCACGCGCGATAGGGACTCGGTTCCGCCGCCAAGGTTAGAGGCCACATCGGAGAGCGCGCGCATTTGCGCCTCGGTCGGCTGCATGCCGAAGGCGGTGAGCTTGACGAAGCTCTCGGTCAGCGCAGTCACCTCGAACGGCGTATCAATTGCGAGCCGCTTGATCATGTCGAAGGCTTCGGTCGCCTTCTGCGTGCTGCCCAGCAGGTTTTCAAGGCGAACCCCGAGGGTCTGGAACTCGCTGCCAGTCTCAATAACCTTCTTACCAACGTCAAGCGCAGCACCGATACCGGCAATTGCGGACACCCATGCAGCCGCCTTTGATGCTGCTTCCGACATGGCGTCGGAGGCGGTTGTGGTTTCTCGGCCCACGGCCTGCACGGCTGGAGCCGCAGCAGATGCCGATCCGCGCAGCTCTGCCAATCGCGCATTGAAGGCAGCAACCGCTGCGGCCTTGTCCGAAGGCAGCACATCCGCCGACTCGCGCACCGTCTTGAGCGCGGCCTGTAGCTGTTTGACCTCATCCTCAACCGCTTGGACGCCCTTGATGCCAAGCACGCGAAAGGCCTGGTCGAGCGCCTGCCCGGTCTGGTCGCCTTCAGCCTTGATCTCGCCGGTCTTCGCCTTGAGGTCGGAGACGGCTTTTTCGAGCGCAGCAGAAAACTGCTGCGTCGCCATCCGAAGCTCAAGCTCTACTTTCCCGTCGCTCATGGGGTCTGGCTTTGGTCAAATCGCTGCATCTGAAGCGCAAACGCCGCCATGTGTTGCGGCGGCGTCTGCACCTGAAGGCCGCTGCGCAGCCGTTATGCGCTCGCCTGGATCACCCGGCCAAACAAGCCGAGCGGACCGGTGTCCGACTTGCTGAGGTCAGCCAACACCCGGCCATCGAGTTCAAACTTCTGGAGATCGTCGCCGATCAACGAGAAGTCCTTGGTCGGGTTGAGTACCACGCGGTAGAGGTCAACAATGACTCGCTGGTTGCTATCCGCAGTGTTGAGCCCATCGAAACGCAGCCATACCTCAGGCTGCGCCGTCTTGAACATCGCCAAGCGCTTGGCCGCGCCATAGCTATAGTCCACCTTGAACGGCTGCGTGAAGCCTGTCACATTGAGTAGCTCGATCGCGCCCTGCTCGGTGTGCACCTTATAGTCGGTGCCGGATACTAGTGTTGCCGGGGCCGCGCTCGAGTCCTTCACCGTCACGGCAGACACGAACTGATTCGCGAGCAGGTAGATGCCGCCTGCTACCGCACCCGTTGGCAGCGCCTCGTTCGTGACGGTGCCAGCCGTGACCGCGCTGGTTTGCCCGTAGAGCGTCAGTTCGAGGTTTTCCAGGCTGAAATCCTCAACGGTGGTGGAGAACTCACCGTCCTTGCTTTTGATGAGTTGCAGGTCGGTGAAGCGCTGGCCGCTGTATGCTTCCTTGTGCTCCATCGTCTCGGTCTTAAGTTGAATCTTCAGAGAGGGCACGTTGCCGAGCCAGCGCAACGCGAGCGGGTTGCCGTTGCTGTCGCGCTGTCCAATATAGACGCGGCCTTGTCCAGAAAAATACGCCATGTTCAATCTCCTTTACGGGTGGGTTTCTTTGGTTCGGGTTCCGGTGCGGCTTCGGCCACGCCGTGCTCGATCAGCCACTGCGCGGTGGGTTCGTCCACGTCGAGCAGGTCGCCGGGCGCGTAGTCAGCCCCGGCGTCGGTATGCGGTTTGAGCAAGGTCACGATCACGATTCGATTCCCTGGATGACTTCGCCGATCTCGAAGGCCAGCGGGTAGAGCAAGAGGCCGCTATCATAGACCGGAGCTGGCGGGGTGACAGGCTGCAAGCTCTGGTATCCGGGCACGGGCTGCCATCCCATGAGTGATTTCAGGCAGGCTCGCACCAAATCGGCGGCATCCGCCCGGGCGGCCTCGCCTTGGGCGGCCTGCTGCACGTTGCGCACTGCAACCACCACCAGCCATCGGCTGGCTAGGCGCGCTGTCTTGCCCTGCGCCGTCACCTCAAGCACCTTGTGCCCGTCGCTGACCACGAAGGCGGCGGGCAGTTTCTTCCCGCTCACGTCCTCGACGCCGAGCGATACCGCGCCGTGCACACCGGCGAGCGCTGGCACGGTGTCTATGAGGCGTTGGCGGATGAGCGGTTCGAGTTCAAGCATGGGTCATGTCTCCATGTGCAGCTTGATTTGGTTCACGATGGCCGCTTGCCAATCTGGCGGAAGATCGGCGCGATCCTCACGGACGGGGAAGAACGGTCGCGCCGGGATGTTCTTGCGCGTGCTTCCGAACTGGTGCACGGCGGCATATTCGGCACGCGACCAGACGGTCACATGGTCATTGCCGACACTCTGAATCTCGATGCTTGAGCGCAGATACCCGGTGTCTTGCAGGATGCGCGGATTGTCAACGGCGGCCTGCTTTGCCTTGTCTGTCTTGAACCTACGCGCACGGCCAAGGATGGTTGCTGGCTTTAGCGGAGCCCACTTTTCTCCATACGGCGTCGCCTCGCGCTCGAAACTGTCCAGGATGCGCGACACCAGTTCCTCGCCAATGTCCTTCATGGCAGGCGTCATGTCAGCCGCACGCGAGCGCAGCTTTGCAAGGGCCGCCATGACTTGTGCATCGTCAACAGTGATTGTCAACATTGCAACCTCCTGGCTGGAATGCCAACATCCTGGCAAGCGTTGCGTCAGTCATCTGCCGCGCGGGCGTCCATGCTGCGGCCCCGCGCGGAACAGCCGCTCCGTCGGTAGAGCCGAACAGAACGACTTTCCCTGTCGCAATGCCGTGCAATTCGCGCACTGCGTCTCGATATGCGATGTATACCGGGCTGTCCTCTTTGCACGCACGGTTCCACAGGTTGTAGTGCGCGACGATAGCGACGAGGCGCTTGAGCGTGCTCGGTGCAGGGTCGGGAATGGCATCCGATGTTGCGGCTCGCACATAGCCCATGACCTCGGCCTCCGCGTCTGCAAGCGCAGCATCGATGCGCGCAGAGTTGGCCACGCCCATGTTTTCGAGATCGGTCAGTTGCTTGACCGTCTCGGCCCCCAGGCGGGTTTCCAACTCTGTGCGCGTCAGGATAGGCATTGCTTACCCCTTGGCGCGGCGTGCCCTGGATGGCGGCACGTCGAGCATGCCATCCAGCGCCGGATTTGGCGTGGCAGGCGTGGCCCGCCACGCCCGATCCACAGCCTGCGCATAACCCTGCGCGATCCAGTCGATCGCAAGGGCTTCAGGAGGATCGCACAGCACGCCCGCATTGAGCGTCTGGCTTCCCACTTGGAACGGCCTCACGATCATGATGCGCATGGCTTAGTTGCTGGTGGTGAGTTTGACCAGAACCGACGGTTGATGGCACAGCGGCAGGCTGTTGCACTGGGTGTGCAGAACAATCCCGCGACCGCCCTCGCGCTCCCACTGCTTCACGTAGAACGGCAGGCCGATGGTGTTGACCGTCTCATTGAAGTCAGCCGGGGCGAAGTAGGTGGCGAAGGTGTCCATCGTGCCTACCGGGAATGCATGGCCTTCGTTGGCCGCGATCAAGCGGTTCCCGCTGACGGATGCACGGTATTCGACGAAGTTGATGCCGCCGAACTGGAACCCGCCGCGCATGTCTTGTCCGAGGCGCGCTGCGGCTTCGCTGTGGTACTTGTAGGCGTCAACCACCTTGTCGTGCTCAATCAGCTTCGAGTAGAACTCGGGGCTCACCAGCGCGGTCACGCCGGTCATGGTGTCGCCCTTGAGATTGTCCTGCACCTGGTTGATAACGTCGGCGCACTTGGACAGAACGCTGGTGCTCGACGTGCCGAGAGCGAAGTCAACCGTCACCTGAGTGACACCGAAGGACGAGAACAGGTTGGCAATGACCGACCCGTCGCCGTTCGTGACTTGGCCCTTGAGCGCGCCCATGCGCTTCCACTCCAGCGTAATGTCGTGCTTGGCGCGCATGCGCTGCAAGCGACGTGCTACTTCGGCTGCGACGGTGTTCATGCCTTCGACGCCGAAGTCTCGCACGTCTTGCACGTCACCCGGCATGACCACATCCTCATGCACGGTCTGCTTGATGCCGAACGCGACGGTGTTGCGGCTGATAGCGCTTGCCGTCGTGCCGTTGCCGCCCCATTCGTGCGAGGGCAGCACGGCCAACGCGCCGGAGGCTTCCTCGATTACGACGGAGCGCGAGGCCACGCCGCGCTGGGGGAACAAGCCCATTTGGCCGATCAGGCCCCACTGAACCGGGAACTTGTTGATGGCAGCCGTCAGTTCGGCATTGGTGAAGTTGTTGAGCAACATGCGGTGCCTCCTTTAGACGGTTGCGCGGGACAGGATGCCCAGCGCCTTGAGTTGAGCGATGGCTGCGTCTTTTTGCGCGTTGGTTGGAGCGCCGCCCCACACCAAGTTGTCGCGGTCAACGACGATGGCTTGACGGGCCACGATCACGCCCGGCTTGTCGCCTGCGGTCGCATCAACGGCGCTGAGAGAGACACCGATTGCGTTCTGCGTGCCGTCATTGGCGGCCGGGTCGAAGGCGGCGATCTTGCCGCTCGCGGTGACGCGCCCGACCACTTCGCCGACAGCGATGTTTTGGCCGGATGCGACGATCACATCGTCCCGGCTGTAGCCTTGTTCTTCTTCGTACTTGAGGAACTGGCCCTCGGTGCTTTGCATGATCGGCATTTCTGCGCTCCTTTAGGACTTGATGATGGAATCGACCGCCGACAGCAGGGCATTCAGGCGCTGCTTATCGTCATCAGGCTTTCCCGCGTCGGCCTTGCCCGGGCTGGTCGCGGAAAACAGCGCCGCGTCACGCGCGGGCTTGGCGACGGCTTTCAGATCGGCGGCGAAGGCGGCAAAGGCCGCGTCGCTCATTTCCAGATACGGCTTTTCGTCCTTCGGCACGTCACGGCCAACGGCCTCGAACAGCGCGGACAGGTCGGAGCGTCGGCGCTCGATGCGTGCGGCCTCGATCTGCGCATCAAGCTCGGCGATGCGAGCCTTCAGTGCGTCGACTTCATTCATGTTGGGTTTCTCCTTTTGGGTGGCAGATGCTGCTGAAAAGGCTTGCGCCTGGGTGTTCGGGTCGGCCCCGATCGGGACAAATGACACCTCCCGAACGGTGGCGTCCTCGAAGATGGCGGACACGTCCATTGCCCGCCCGTTGACCGTTGTCGGCTCGGACACCTCGCGCACGTTGGCTTGCATACCGACCGAAAGCTGCACGGGGAAGCCCTCAGCGAACAGCGCGGCGACCTTGTTCCCGGCCTCTGTTGCCTGCGAAAGCTCTCCCTCGACGGACAGGAAAGGCAGCCCGTCAGAGCCTGTTGCCTTGAAGATGCGGCCTTTTCCAGCGATGCCATCAATGCTCTGGTCGTGGTCGACCAGGATCGGCAGTTCTTCACCTTGATCGTTCTTCAGCGTATCAAGGTCAATCGCAACGTCTCCAAGCCAACCGTAATTCGGGATGACCCCTCCGGAATACGCGACGCCGGAGAATCGGCGCGGCGATCCAGCGACAGGCGTTGCCGCGAAGGTCAGAGAAATCGGCTTGTTTTTCATGCGCCCGATGATGGGCGCTCCCGAATGCGATTGACACGGGATCAAGTTCCCGCACCTGCGTCTCCGGTGAGTAACTGGCGAATGAGCGCAATGACTATCTCGACCGCCGCGATTTGCATTCCGGCATTGAGCGCTGTGCTTGTCATGGATTCCCGAAGCGCCCCGATCTTCTGTTCCGAAACGGTATCGAGCGTTTCGCTCCACACCGTAGGCTTCGCGCCCCACCCTGTGTCTGCCACTCCTTCAGCGGGAGGGTTTTGCGTGACGCCCCCGCGCCCGCGCGCTTGGTCGGCAGACAGCGAGCGCAGGGTGCAACGGCATCGAAACCCGAGCGGAGGCGAATGTGTGTCCCAAAACGGATCATCAACAGGCCGGATCGTGCCGTCGAGCGCCAAATGAGACGGGCGCGTTCGGCTGTCGTTGATGGCGTCGTACATCAGGAATGGCCGGGTGGCCTTCGTTTCCTCGAAGCTACGCCAGTGCCCTGCGTTGTATGCCGTCTGCACCGCGTTTCGGAAGATCGTTTCCAGGCGATGATCTGGCAGGCTCCAATCCTGGCTCTCGGCCCATTTCTGGAACTCTTGCAGCGTTCCTCCATCGGTCACATGGCGCGCGAGTTCATCTGCGACGCGCTGGATTTGGTCAATCTTTGACAGGCCAGAGACGGTGAAGGCTTGTGTGCGCTTTTCGGCTTCGAGCGCGTAGAACACATCCGGCAGCGTGACGTTCTGGCTGCGCAGATCGGCAATGATTTTCGACGCCGGGTCGTCGAGTGGAACCTTCACAGCCATATCAGTTCGTCATCCCTCTTGCGGCGCGG